AATATGATCTCCAATAGAAACATAGGACATATTCTCTTTATCTGCAACACCATCAATACCTTTACATGGTGTACAGTTTGCAAACTTTTCATCAGGATGTTTTTCAAATCCATGAACCCAATGACCTTTTGAAGAATCTTTCATAGCTTGTTCTAAGTATTTAGCATCTTCGATATTCTCTTCATCGTCTGCAAGATCATCAATCGCTTGACTGATTGTTGCATATTGATCTGATGGTTCAGGGAAGATACTTCCTAGAGTCATCCAAGGTCTACCAATTGCTTCTAGAACATCATCACGAACACCAACCATGAATACTCTTTCTCTCTTTTGAGGTACTCCATGTTCATGTCCTTTCATGATCTTCCATACAACTGAATAACCTAGTGCTTCAAAATCTCTGACCATCTTGTTAAGATGATCTCTTGCATAATCCATAGAGAGACCTTTTACATTCTCACATACAATTACTTTGGGTTTGAGTTCACCAGCAATTCTAATTTGTTCCCATGTAAGGTCTTCGATGTTTTGTTGTTTCATTCCATATGCAACCTTCTCTTGTTCCCATCCTTCTCTCTTGGTTCCAGCCATAGAGAAAGGTGGACAAGGTGGTGACCCATCCAGTAGATCAAGTTCATATGGTTTGAGACCAGTAAGTTCCATAATACCTTTACCAGTCACTTGTTTGATATCTTTACATTCGTGTACAGTGTCAGGGAAGTTCTTAAGATAAGTGTCGACATGAATCTGTTGGAACTCATTCATGTATCGAACATCACCACCTGCGAGTTTATATCCACACGATGAACCACCACCGCCTGCAAAAAATGTAATATATGAGAATTTCTTCTGAGAAGAATTTTGTTTTAAATCGTCTAAATTATATTGAAAGTACATAGAACTATGATAACATATACCATAGTCCTATGTAAAGATGGTTTTTGAAATTAACCAACGAACTCATCACCTTCGTTCCATGCACAACCAGTGAGTCCACCAGCTTGTAATCCTTGTAAAGTTCTTAGAACTTCCTGTGCATTTCGTCCAGTGTCTAATGCATTGATTGATGCATGCTGAATGACTCTGTCTTTGTCGAAAATGAATGTTGCACGATAACAAACACCATTTTCATCATCTACGATACCTAGTTGATGTGATAGTCCAAGTCCACAATCAGCTGCAAGGACATGTCTGATATTACCAATCAGTTCATTGTCTTGTTTCCAAGCTAATTTACAGAACTCATTATCACCACTGATACCAACAACATTTGCATGATCGACTAAGACATCCATTCCAGCAATTTCTGTTGGACATATGAATGTAAAGTCTTTCGGGTAAAAGTAAACTACAGACCAGTCTTTTTTCAAAGGCGTATATCCTTCATTAACTTCTACATCAACAAATTCGTTGTTTTCACTAATTCCCTTAAGAGTAAAACTCGGGAATAAATCTCCTACTGATAACATAATTTCTCCTATAGTTAAGAATAGACTCTCAGTATAACACCAAGAGTCTATTTTGTATAGGGGGTTTTAAGAGATTTTTATAGAGATTGGTTTATCCTCTTCGGGAATAACCTTCACTAAACTAACAGACAAGATGCCGTCTTTCAACTCTGCAGAATCAATTTCAACATTGTCTGCAAGAGTCCATGATCTCTTGAATGCTCTAGAAGCCAAACCTTTGTGAACGAATTCTTTTTCGGCGTCTTCTACTTTACCCTCAATGATAAGAAGATTCTTCTCTTTAGTAACAGAAACATCTTTTTTACCAAAACCAGCAACTGCAAGTTCAACAATGAAATTTTCATCGTCAACCTTTACAACATTGTAAGGTGGGTAGTTGGGTTGTGAAAGATTAGATAGTCTATCGAGGTCTTCGAAGTATCTATCAAATCCAATTGCGAACGGTCTGAATTGACCAAATATATCTAAATGCGTCATATTTTTCTCCTTTTAATAAGCAAGTTAATATAAATGTAATCCTCAATTGAGCAATTACAATAGTATTTATATATTATATGGGGTCGAATATGAAAATGTCAAGGCCTTTTTGTGCAATTTCTTTTTGCTCTATTAACAACTGACATATTGTTCAAGATAACTATAGTCATAAGAGAATTAATATCTTGCATGTTTTGTTTACTCAATTCTCGGTTATTGCGTTCAGCTGTTACTGCTGGATAAAGTACAACAAACTTTGTTATACCCATTTTCATTACTGAGGGTTGTTCACCCATGATAGGATTTGCTTCATAAACACAATCGTATTGTAATCCTTTATAGGTAGTGTAGATATCAAGAAATTGAAGGGTTACGAATGCCCCCCATTGAAAATCATTTATGGGTTCAACAAGTGTATATTGTAACCTTCTCGGATTTTCCCTTAACGAGGATTCTATCAACTTCTGAGAATGTTCTGTTTGGGCATAGTTGATAAGTTCTTTCCGATAACAACAAGTCCACCCCATCATAATTTCTCGTTTGTCCTTCGAGTCTAGCACCGAGGTTGACTGCATCTCCAATGACGGAATAGTCAAATCTAACTTCTGACCCCATGTTTCCAACAATACATTCTCCTGTGCTGATGCCGATACCGACATTAATAGGAGGCAGATTAAGAGGTTTAAGTTCTTCATTGAGTTCCTTGGTTGCAATTAATACTTCTTCTGCAGACTTAACAGCAAGTTCTGCATGTTCTTCGCAATCCAATGGAGCATTCCAAAATGCCATGATGCAATCGCCCATGTATTTGTCTATGGTTCCTCCATTATTTATTATTATCTTGGTTTGGACATCAAGGAATTTGTTTATCAAGTCTACTAATCCCTCGGGGTCATCATTATTCTTGTAAGCTTCGCTGATCGGGGTGAATCCACATATGTCCATAAACATGAATGTCATCTCCTTTCTTTCTCCACCAAGTCTCAATTTTTCAGGGTTTTTAGCCAGTTCGTCAACCATGTCAGGAGATAAATATTTTTGGAACTGCATCTTAATTTGTTCTTTGAGTTGATAGGTCTTATAGTATTTGTTGAAGGATGCGTGTCCAAACACAATCATGGAGGCAATCGATGAGTAGAAAGTATCGAAAAGAACGAGAGATGAAGACCACCAATAGAAACCCCCACCCACCTGAAATCCAACGAAAGTTAAACTCACTAACCCCGCAAAGGCTGTGGGAAGTGTGTAAACCATTGCCAGTATTCCTAGAAGGACTGACAGAAGAAGAACGAGAGACAAGAATTCAAGATAGTAGGATTGTTGTATTCGAACTTCTTGCAACACGCTCTGGAGGACTGAGGCTTGTACTTGATGGGGATACATTACACCCACTGGGGTTGAGGATGGATTATTAAGACCCTCTGCAGTTAGACCCCAAACTAATATTTTATTTTGAAGGTCTGACTCTGATAAATCAGCTGCAGATATTCTCTCAAAGTCATACCAGTATGCAATCTGAATATCTGCAGTCGGTGTAGTTTCGATGGGTGTAGATCGACCCATACGAATCCACTCGATTCCAACTTCGGGTGTAACCCTTGTCTGATAATTTTTATGATCTCCAAATGCACGAAGCACTTCCAGTGCAACGGATGGATATATCTGATCGTTTGCAGATACTATAAGTGGTGCAGAACGAATCGTCCCGTCAAAGTTTGGTGTACCTGATATTGATGGAGTTGCTACCGTCACTCCAACACCATATGAATTTGCCATTAGCATCTCAACGGGTGATGCAATGCCTGAAAAGTTCCAAATATGATCTTTAATCTCGCCACCGCCGAAGACCGATGTCCTCACAAACGGTGCAGTACCAGTATCTTTCTGAATTGTTGGAGCTGCTGAAAGTATCGATAAGCGATTAACTAAACCCTCTGCAAATTTAGCATCTCCGTCAAATCTATCGGGTTCTTTGAATAATTGAGTATATACATGTGTATTGGAATAATGTGATTCCAACATGATATCTGCATAAATGTTTCTTGGCCATGGATACTGACCATACTTCTCTAATGACTTCTCATCGATATCAACTAGAACTATATCTTCTACTTGTTCTACTTCATGTGATTGATGTAAGAAGTCGAACCACGACCATGTGATGTTTTCTATTAGATAGGGATTCCAAACTTTAAGTCCGAATAGTAACCCGATGGTCACTAATACAGTCTTCCAAGAATACATTACTGAATCCAACAAACTGGATAAACACACCAAATAGGATTAGCAAATCCTAACATCCATAATATAAGTATCCATAATGGAATTTGTATCCAAGTCTTTCCTTTAGACCACTCTCTGAATTGGATGGCATACGGAGCCATCTTGTTAAATAACCACTGTTTCATTAGTTTCCTTGAGTTACAGTTAGACTACAACCACCAACAGTATAACAGTTTTGAGTTACACTATAACTCTGATTAGTTGTACCTTGTTGTAATAGATTTAATGTTGTGGGTTGAGTACCTTGAAGTCTAATTTGTGCATTATGATTTGCATTACCTTTTTGTTCTAGATCAACATCTGAACCATCTGCTGTACCATAGAAGTATGAATGTGCATAGTGACTTCCTGAACCTTCTTGCCAGGCTTCTACTTTTGTATCGTCTGCATGAACATCTAGGTTTAATGTATGATCTCCATTTTGATATACATCGACATCATTATTGTTGCCCCATAAGTGTCTACCATATGTTGCACCATCAAATTGTACTACAACTTCATTGTTATCTGTACCATCTACATCACCACCCCAATTTTTTCCTGAACCCCAATATGAGACCCAACCAACATAGTTACCTGAACCATTCTGAGTCAAATTAAATATGTTATCGGAGTGTGCAAAAGAAAATTCAACTTTGTTACCATAACCAAGCTGAGCGATAGTTAGTGATACATCATCACCACCATTTCCTACCTGTTCGACATGAACATGGTTGTCATCTGACGGGCCTGCATATGCACCCATAGCGATAAAAAATAGTAATGCAAACAGTAATGTGATTCCGAATGCATCTAATTTCTTCCAAAAGTTTTTTAAAAAATCCACCATAGTAGTAGTCCTAACAAAAGTCCTTTAAAGTAACCAACCCACATTGCGTGGTATTCTGTTATCTCTAATCTTTCTATCCATTTGTATGTTAAGGCTTCATGCCAATCTAAAAACCGATTTAGATATTCCATATTTCTCTCCTACAAACAAGTATTTAGTTATTTTGGTTACTGCTGGTTAATAAAGATTTGAATTGCTGGGTCTCCACCACCAAATTCTATGACTCCTTCGTAGTCTCCAACCCTTAAATCCATGAATCCTGAGTTACCACTCTGAATGACAATCTCAATAACACCATTAACTGATCTAAAAAATACTAGATTTCCATCCTCTTCAAAGACATTAAACTGTGAGTCTTTATTGAATCCAAACTGAGCTCCTTCTAATCTAGTTGTTCCTCCACCACCTGATGATTGTTTATCTTGTAATTTTGCAGTTGTTTTAATTAGTGCTTCAACAACATCTAAGACATTGGTAAGGAAGTCTACATCGAGGTAATCGATATCCAATCTACTTGTTTCTTCTAATGTTTCACCTTCTGAATATGTGTCGATATCACCATCTAAACCATCAAATTCGAGGAAGTCTACATCGAGTATCCCTTGGTCATCGTTCATATCATCCCTTACCTGTTCTTCTACGGCCTGTTTGACCTCCTGAGGCGGTGATACGATGAACATGTTATCGATCATACTGGTTGTTAAATTATTGATTACTACTGCACCTGTAGGTGGTGTTTCTATTGTGGATACCATTGTTGCCTGAAACGCTTGATTTAGGACAACCTCTCCACCTTCATTTGATACTACAATCTCCCCTGATGGTGTAATACCATCTGCATCAGGAAGCAGAATAACGAGTGTCCTTCCCAATTCATCGATTGTAGTTGTGAAATCTGTACCGTTGATTGCAATTTGTGCTGTCGGTGTGCTGATGTCTATGTTTGCTTTCTTGATCTTATTACCTTTGCCCGAAGCAAAACGGGCGGTTCCCTGAACCATTCTAAGTGACATCTTTGATAATGATGGATTAGGGTCGTAGTATACTTCATCGATGTATACTTCTGTATGTTCTATAAGGTCTAGTTCTTCATCATCTAAGAACTCTATTTTCATTCGACCATTAACGGTCTCTGCAACATCATATAATTGTATATTAGAGCCTACATTATTCTCAACAACTGAGTTGTTGCGTAGTATCTGTCCGATACCAGTAGACTCGACAATGTCTCCAATGGGGTCTTGAGCATGCAAAACCCCACTGATGAACAATGTACTAAGTATCGTTAGCTGCGTCTTTCTGAGTGATCTGAATAACTGCATTTTCACTATCGATATCTAATGTAATATGTGCATTAGGTGTTGCACAAGGCGAACCTCCTACACATGTTCCTGACAACTGATTAATATCAATATCAGCACTATCACCTTCAAGAGTCAATTTTAAATATTGTTCTCCATCTTTTTGTAATGTGTTAATATTGTTAGAATCACCTGTGATATCAAAGTTCCATGTTAAGTCATCTGATTCCCAATCAACATCAAAAATATTCGAGTCTCCGATTAATATTAAGTCGGCATTCAATCTTTCTGCGGATAAAGCATAACCTTGATCTAAATCAAATTGGTTACTGTCTCCAGTAACATCAAAGTTAATATCTGAGTCATCCGTACTACCAATGTAACCGATGTTCCAATCGATCTTATTTGAGTCACCTGTAAAATCTAACTTGTAAGTCGTATCGTCAGATTTTAGTGGCCCGAACAAAATGTTTTGGTTCCCTGAAAAATCAAGATCAAATTCTAAACCACCACCAGTGATTTCCATATTTGACAATGACCCACTACTTGCATCGTTTCCACCAATTTTGTTACCAAAACCGATTTGATCGATGTATAGTTTAAGCGTGTCACCAGCCTGTTCAATCTTAATTTCGTTATCATCAGTGGCTTGTGCGAAAAGAATGTTTGTCGACAATAGTAGTCCAAAGACTAAACTAATTAGTTTCTTCATTTTCGTTATACCCCTCTATTTGCCAAAACCCTCTATTGTGGCCTTGGTATACTAATTCCAACACTGCAGCTTCAATCGCTGTTCGTGTTGCGTAAGTCACTGATTCATTATTTCCAACTCCGTCCTCAAACTCTAACAACTGGGTTCCTTCTTCGATGAATCGGAAGACATCCCCTGAATTACCATATGATAAAATGGTTTTTCGTGTTTGGACATTCATTAATACTTCACCAGTTAGTACACTAACTGCTCTCATGCTTATTGTAACAGCATCTTGACGATACTGTTTACTAAACCCAATACCGAGTGTCCGTGCGCCTCGTCCACCAGTTTGAAGGTTAGTATCATACCCAATTACGCCACCTTCTATTATAATGCCCGCAAAGAGCAGTGGCTGTATTCCCTCGTCTGATTGTCCAGTCTTATTTGCAAAGTCTGTTCTTGCAGAACGAATGATCTGTCTTTCTCTAACTAAATGGTCGATACCGTTTCTTTCAACGACTCTAAACCATGTACCATCACCAGCTGTTTTCAGTGCATCAATTACCATTTCGGTTGCACCCTGTGTTACTGCAGTAGAGAAATCTGCAATGCCTTCTCTGGCTTTTCTTTGTCCAGTCTTATCCATAAAGGTATAGACTGCAACTATTGGTTGTTCTTTTGCTGGTGGTAATTCTAATAATTGTATGTAAGAAGGAAGTCTTACAACTTCGGGACTTTCAACACAAATGTAATTCCTAGTGATTGACTTTGCGACACCAGTTACTACATCCCTTCCGTAACCTTCATCGAACCTTCCAGTCTCATATGCACAATCTGCTGGGCCTTCTGACCACTTAGGAACAGAGGCACATCCACTCAACATTACGAGGAGTGATATTGTTAAAAGTCTCAACATCAACCCCCTCCATCACCGCTACCAATATCAGGGTCTTGTCCAAAGTTTCCTGTACCGACTGGAATCTCAACTACTGTAGAGCTCCCGTCTTCGGCAACGATTGTTAATCTTATAAATTCTGTACCGCCTGCATCCGTAATAATTTCCCATGTAATTGTATTACCCTCTAATACGAATGAACCGAATCCTGCTGGATTATCATTTGAGAACATAGATTCAACTAGCTGTTTTGCAAATTGAGCATAGATTCTACTCTCTAAATTTCTAATAAATTTTGCAAGCGTTGTATTATCTGCTTCTCTTTCTGCAGCTTTCCTCGCTGCATCCAAGGCATCTTCTATTGCTTTCTTTCTAGAGCTTTCCTGATTCTCAATAGTTAAATAATGGGCTCCTTGACCAATACCACTAAAGCTTGGATTTTTAAATTTGTGTACTATTTCGTCTGCAAATAATTGTCCTGTAAAGAACAGAACCATTACTGCAATACCTAAATGTGTACCATTAATTTTCATCTTTTTTTAACCTCTGTAATGCCTCTTTTTCTTCGGCATCCGTTAGAATTTCCTGTTTCTCTCGGTATTCTAAAACTGTATCCACCTTACTTTTAAGACGAATAAGATCGTTATCTAACATCCTAATTTGATCTAGAAGTCGAATGAGTTCGGTACTGCCCTTACCTAAACTTGGTTTAAGTGTCTGAGTGACAAACTTCCATACGAAAAAGATAAAGTAACCCATTCCCAAGGCAAGTACCACTGGAAAACCAAACTCTGAAATCAGTTGTGCTATCTTTTCCATTAGTCTCTTCGAACATCAATCTTGTCATCTTCTACAAAGTTTTCTGCTCTTGCGATACGATCAATGTCGGGTTTGAGTTCTAGAGCTGCTGACACTAACAAATCAATCTTTATCATATCATTGTTCATCATCCTCACTCTACTTTCTAAACTACTAATAATATTAGTCAAACCAGTTACTTGTCCTACTACTGATTCTAGGATATATCGTAAAGTTAGGAAAATAAAGAACGCCATAATGACAGCACTCCCAATAGGTACTCCGACTTCACTCATAAATTGTAATATATCCATACGATTATTTATGATTTTAGGTTTATTATGGCAATGATTTGGCCAAAAAAAAGGGGACTGAATGTCCCCCTTCTCGTTGTTTTGTAAATAAGAATTTATCTCTGTTGAGACCAAATTTCATTCACGACCGCAGCTTTAGTTCCTGACTTTTTAACTTTTAGAGAATTTTTCTCTGCAAAGTCAAATAGTTGAACCTTAGTCAGTTTGTTCAATTCTGCCTTGGAAACTACACCATTGTTATTTGCATCTGCCTTTATAACTGACGGAGAAGATTTTGCAACCTTCTTCGCAGGGGCAGGTGCCTCTGATGTATCTCTCCATGCAAGATATCCAACTGTAACCACGACAATCAATACGATTATGTATGATATTTCCATGATATATTCCTCACTATTAATAGTTTGTTATCTTATTTATCCTTAGCTTTACCAACATTGAATGCAAACCAATCAAGCACTTTGTAAGCTTTCTTGACTAATCCATCATCAACTGGTGTTGGAGTTAGAGCTGCAACTAACGATGCACCCATAACTAACCAAGGAATCACCTGTATCCATGCTATAATCCATTGTAGGAATTCTAACATATTTACTCCTTCGAAAGAAATTAATATCTTTCGTAGGTATATTTAGGAGTTATTACTGCCTATACTGTATTTAGTGGTCAATTTCCACTCACTTTTTTCCTTGAATGGAATGATTTTGATCTGTGAGAGTGGTGCCTTTGGTTCGGCTATTTGTTGTTTGTTAAGAACAGTAACTAGGTTCCATTGTTCCAGTAAACCTACGATTGTGTTTCTTCTACCGATATCTGATTCATCGATGTTAGAGGGTTTACCATCTAGTTTGAATAGTTCTTTGAAGTGAGTAATGTAATACTTACCTCTTTTGTGGAGTATGTGGCAAGACTGAAACAGTTCTTGTTCTCTTCTACTTGCAACACCTATGCGTGAAAGTGTTTCCCTAATCTTTAGGAAGTCGTCTTTTTCGGGGAATGTGACCTCGACAAGGTCTTTTATTATATCTTCTTGGTCATTCATTATCCTTACCACCAGTTTTCATTCTGTTTTTCAATTCTCGTAACTGTTTATCAGACAGTAGTTCCACATAGTCTTTAGCTTCTTTTGTAGATATCTGATAATATGCTTTTACCGTATCGAGTTTCTTACTAATATATGGCTTAGACCACTGTGAAAATCTTTGTCTTTTTCTAAGAGTATTTAGGAAAAACATGTATTGAAGACGATTGTCTACTCCATGTCTGACATTCATTTCGTTAGTAAGGAAAACAGAATCCTGATGATAGGATAATGATTTGTTAATTAAAAATGGTTGATATGCTTTCTCTTCGATATCATCAACCATGATATCTTTTTTGTCGTAAGAGACCGACTTTACAAAATCGAATGGATTTCTTTTAGTCAAGTGATTTACCTGAGTCTGCAAGATTTCTAGTGACCTCTTGAACTAACTCTTCACCAGTCATACCTTTTTGAATAGTATATTTTCTTCCAGTCTTTGACATTGTTCTTTCGATTCTACCATCCATGTACTGAACATCCAAGACACCCTTTACAGCATCTTTAGCGGTCTTCTCAGTCTCATACCACATAGATGTTAAACTATGTGCATGTACCCACTTAGGTCGATCTTTGTACTCTTCTGCAAGAAGAATCTTCTTCTGCATATCTACTCTCTCATCATATTGTGTCATTTGAATTTACACTCCGACATTATTTCAGTTAAACATGCAACGAAATTAATTTCAGAATCCATAGCAAAAGCAGACTTATACTGGTAATCAGCGATAAACAAAACTGCAGCTGGAATGGATTGAGGTTCCAATCGTTGTTCCAATGAATTGAAAAGTTTTCGATAGAGGGTATTGAAATCATTATCTGAATTCTTACCAACCCACTTTCTCATGCCTCCCCAATTCTTATCAGCCAACATATCAATAAGAGGTGTGAGTTTCTCTTCATTAAGAGTCGATAGTAATCCACTATCAATTTCTCCTGAGACTCCATACCTTTGAACCTCATTAATACATCTTCTGAAATCAGGGAAGAACTTGATTACAAGTTCAACTAAAACCTTTTGATCGAATTTGATATTTTCTGTAGTACATATCTCCATGAGTCTTGCAAGAAACACTGAAGCAAGTCTTTGTTTCTCGTCAGGGGTCAGGACAAAATCGATCACCGTTGTTCTTGAATGTAATGGTGGTATGATTCTATTCTTGTAATTACAAGTGAATATGAATCTACAGTTACTTGAGAACTCCTCGATGAAGTTTCTCAAAGCTGGTTGAACTGAATCTGCAGAAATATAATCTGCCTCGTCCAGTATCACAACCTTGGGTGCAT